AAAGTAGATTCACTTAGTAATTCTGCTGACTTGATAGAGCCAGACTTTCTCATTTTTTCTAATAAACTCATAATTTTCCTTTGTGTGTTGATTGTTTTAAAGAGGGGGACTACCCCTCTTAATTTTTATTTATACTGCAAAGAATCATCCAAAGAAACTTTCTAGTGAATTTACCTTGACAGGACTCCAGCCGATACAATCTAAAATGATCTTGACAGGATCCAGATAAGCCTTATCAAACTGCATGTCATAATTCACATATTCCACAAGTTGAAATTCTGCTGGCAATCTACCTGGATATGAAATGACCGTATCTTTAAAAGGATTAGGTTGTTTCAAATAAGTAAACTTCAACTTCTCACCTTCTTGAATTAGAGGATACTTTTTCTCCAACTTCATCTGTTTCAGGTAATGATTGTATAGTAGAGCACCTTTAACGTGAATAGGTGTGCCTTTCTTATACAGAGAATTTGAATCAGAATATTCTTTCAGACCATTGACACCTCTTGGAAAAGAAATCTCTTCTGGTGGAAGACTCTTAAACTCTTCTCTGAATTTCTCAATAAAGTTCTGCACATCCGATTCTGTACCTGTAATCAACAACTTAATTGTCTGATACATCTTCTCACGAATAGCAGATGGCGTTGATGATTTAACCATCTCAAGACCCATTACTTTCAGGTGAGGTTCATTGTATTGAACACCTTCGTTGTTGTACACATTAAGAATGTATCGTTTCTTTGCTGTCCAGATTCCTTTATCAGAAAGGCCTTCTCGTTTCATACGCATCTTTTGACTGAAAGCATTTACATACTTTGCCAATTCTTGATAACTTGTATCAATGTATGGTTGAAGTTTATCTTCACAAACTTTATCCATAAATTCGATTACTTTATTGGCAGGCAAAGATGAACCACACACTTTATCAACCAAGGGACCAAGTCTCATGTAAATAGAGTCTGTGTCAGAAGCAATAACATAATCATCATTAGTCTTAAGAATGTTATTCATATACTCATTCAATTTCTTTTCAATCCAACGAATCGACAATTGACCGGCAGTAGTGACAGCAATCGCTTGGCGCAGATCATAGAAACGGAAATACTGAGAACCCATTGCACCGTAAGCAGAATTCAAACCTACTTTCTTTGCAAGTTGTAGGTTGTTATATCGAGCAATACGTTTCTCGATTTCATACTTCTTAGAATCATCAGTCTCATTTTCATAATCCTGTTTAGCCTTAAGCATGAGTTTCTTAAACTTCTTACGATCTTCATACATATCTTCCAACATCTTAGGCAAGAAGCCTTGTTTGTCGGTTCTAAACAGTTGACCATTGGGTGTAATGGTACACTGCATAGGTTTTAGAAATGAAGTATCAATCGATTTACTCAATAAATTTTCAACATTAACTTTAACAATTTCTTGTTCATATAATTCTATGGCTCGAATCTCTTCGAGCAATTGTTCTGTTGTTAGTTCTTTGACATTACGAAACATTATTTACACCATTTTTTTCTATTTTCGGTTCGAGATAGTATTTGCAGATTATCAGGATGATGTAATCCACCTTTAGCTAAGGGAATAATATGGTCAACTTCGTGACCATTAGGACAATTCAAATAAAATTCTTGCAATTTTTTCTTATCTTCTTCTGTCATCTTCGGTGTTTGATTGAGCATTCTGGCTCTTCTTCTAGCACCAATTTCATTTCTAATTTTTCGTTTATGCTCTTCGCCGAGATATCGACTTTTCTGAGCACAAGAATAACCACAATATTTCGAATCATATTTCTCACTCTCGGTTCTAAATTTTTGAGTATGATACTCTTTACCGCAATGCAAACACGAAACTTTTATTTTCCTTTCTTTATTTTTACACTCCAATTCAAAAGATTTTTTTATATCGAATTTTTGTAAACATTTTTTGATATTTGAGTCTGAACAACCAAAATGATCCGCAACTTCATTCCTACGCATATTTTTAGTTATAAACAACTCATATAATTTATCTTTAGTTATGTTGTATCTCATATAAACTCCAATAAGTAACCACAAACACTTATTTAGTTTTTTCTAAGCTTCAACTCCTGTCTTAGTGTTTGTTTTCTTTCTTCGATATAATTCCTGTCTACAATATTTTCCGGTGAGATTGAATATTGCATCATCAAATGCGGATACAAAGAGTCTAAGTCAAACGATGCCACCCAATGATGCATACCAATCTGAGGATCCTTTACATAAGCACCCTCGAAACGTTCACTCTTCTGACTGTGTGTTTTGGGAGGAACAATGATGTTCTTTTCGAGAAGATTATTATAGATTAGTGCATCCCACATGCGAGTCTGTGCAAAGATATCTTCATAGTTACACTTTGTATCATATGCAAGAGTTAATCCCATTTCGATCAGTTTCAGTTTATCTTCGAGTCGTAAAATCAAATCAACGTCTTTGATGTTATACTCAATAAACTTCTGATAATTTAATCTATACAATTCATGCAGACTATCATACTCATCATATGAAAGTTTACTCTCACCAACTTCTACGTTAGCGATTGCATCAAGGCGATAAGACTCTTGTGATTTTCCACCTGGTGCATACCAACGGTATAGTTCGATATAATCCCAAGTAGCAACACCTAAAAGTTCATATGCAATATTCTCACGATTCATAGCAAATACTTTTCGTTCATTGATCAGACCCCAAGGACTGAGTTTCTTGGCATCATCTTCACCAAGAATTTTCATGAAACGATTGTACAAATATGGAATATCAAAGAACTTTATGTTCCAACCAGTCAGAATGTCTGGACAATTTTCAGACCAATCTTCAAGGAACTTCTTACATAATGACCACTCATCTTTACACTTGATGTAGGTTACATGTTCATCTTTATTAATATAATCGCCACAACCATAGACAATTGTTCTGCCATTGACATAACGTATACAAACAGCCGTGATTGGCTCATTTGCCAAATAAGGGTCTGGGAATCCATTTTCTGATCCTACCTCGATATCGATTACTGCAATTGAGATTTTATCTTGGTCATATTCGACCATTCCTTTTTGCTGATCAGCAATAAAGGCGTATTCATACTTGTTGTTACCAAAGATTTTGAAGTTACCAACTTCTTCGTACCGCTTAACAAAATCCCGAGCCTCTCGGATCGTCTCGAAAGTTTTTCGTTCAAGATACTCTCCTTGTAATGTCATGAATTCAGTCTGTTTCTTTGCAGGAATAAACAGACTGGGCTTATACCCAATCTTCAACTTCACTCTACGTCCGTTCTTAACGCCACGGTATAGAATGTTGCTGCCGACACATAAAACATTAGTATAGAAGTTTTCCATTAAAGCTTCGGTAAAGTTGATGCGATTTGAATTCCTGATCCGAATACATGATTGTATTGATTTTCCAATTCTGTAACGGGAGTACTTACCATGAGAACATCTTTCACATCGATTTTAAATCCAGTTTCAAATTCTTGAGCATACTCAACAAAAGGTGAGAATGCAATTCCGCCTTGTGGATTTTGTGCTGTAGGAGGAACAGAGACCACTTGAACAGGCTTCTTAACTACAAGTTGACCAAGAACTTCTTCCACACTTCCAAGAATAGTGTGATTGGTCTTAAATGTCACTAACTTTAAACTCATACTTTCACCTCATAATTTGAATCAAGTACACTCAATGTGACCCATTTTTTAGGAAACAACATCTCACGACCTCTGAAGTCGTTGATATTGTATGTTGGATCGTCTACGAGACCTACAACCTCAACCATGTTGTCATACTCTCGTAGGTAAAGGTCATAATCATATGACCGAGGCAAACCTAGGGAAATAGCGATTTGCTTTGCAATTTTTTGTGTGTTCATTTTTTCTCACAAGTTAACATAGAAAAATAAGTATAACATAAGTCCTGTTATTATGCAAGGACTATGTTACTGTTTACCTTAAATAAATTTTGATAGGTCTGGAGGCAACCAACCGTCAGGTTTTAAAATCTTGCCGTCATGCCTCTTGATTACTTTACCTGTTGCAGAATCAATCTTACAAAGGTTGGATTTAGAGACTTCATTCCATGCTCCGGCAACATCATAACCTTTCATGTGGCAGAAACCAAGAATAACCCAAATCATATCCATGCAAGCATCAAGTTGTTCTACTTCATCCTCTTGAGCTTTAGCTAAACAGAATTCTGTAAACTCCTCATTAATCAACCTAGAATATAATTCATTAGTCTCACTTGAAGGTTTCTGATCACATGAC